TTGTCTCAGTGGAAAAAGTTAAGCGGAATCTAAATAATAAAACCGCACTTTAAATAGCTCACTTCGGTGGGCTATTTTTTTGGTTTGAAAAACGATAAATACTCTATAAGAGGTATTACATAACCATGACTCAACAGTATATTGATTTCGGATCATTTCCGGATGATCCTTCAGCAGACTCTATCAGAGAATCATTTCAAAAAGTTCAAGACAACTTCACTGATTTATACACCAACTCGTTAAAAGACGGTGTTTTAGAAGTTGTGCCTGGTTTCGGTTTACGTAGTGAAGATGACCGTATTACTGGTAACTTAGTTCTATATGCAAATATCCCTAACGTAACAGTTTCTACACCGTATACTGTTGAAAACGGCTTAACTAACTTACGTGTTAAACCAAGAACAAGCCCATCATATTCAAACATTGCAATCATTTCAGATGCAACTCCTATTGATATTGACTTAGCTCCTAACATTAAGACAGCAAACGCTAACTTCACTGGAACGATGAAGGCAGCAAACTTGCAAGTATATGGTAAAGTCCAAACTAGTCTAATCCCTGAAGGTGACCAAGTTTTAGATTTGGGTTCAACTACACATAGATGGAAAGACTTGTATCTATCTGGTAATACGTTAAAAATCGGTTCACAGTCAATTTCTTCTAATACCTCTGGGTTTGTGATGACCGGTGCAGTGGTCACTGATTCTATCAGCGTTGGTACTATGGAAGCTGTTACTGTTTTAGGTAACATTTCAACTACTGAACAAACACTAGTTACTAAACTTGGTACTCTTACTGAGTTGTCTATTTCAGGTGATACTAGCTCACAAGGTAACCTTTCTCTAGTAGGTAACTTAGATTCATACGCTGTTAATGCAACAACTATGAATGTTACTGGTTCGTTTAGTGCTGGTACTATTACTGGTAACATTGTACTACCACCAGGCGCAACTATTGATGCCCCAGGCGGCGCAAGCGCAAACATGCAAATCGTCTTTAACGATGCTGGTAAGCAATCAGCCGTTCCTGGACTAGCATATAACAAGACAACAAGTTTATTGACAATTCAAGGTAACGTTGAAGGTGGCAACATAGTCACTAGCGGGGCAATGTCAGTAACTAGGACTGCAACTGTTGGTAACTTGGCTACAGGCGGTAACGTATTTGCTAACTCAGGTACTGTTGCTGCGGGAAGTATTGTTTCATTAGGTATCTTATCTGCTACAAGTACTATCACTGGTGGCAACTTATCAACAAGTGGATTCTTGACAGTAACAGGTAATGCTAGTTTAGGAAATATCACTACGACAACTGTAAGTGGCGTGCAAGTAACTGTATCAGGTAATGTTTCTGGTGCAAACTTAGTTGCAAGCGGTATCTTAAAAGTTGACGGTCAAGCCAACGTAGGTAGTTTGACTACAAGTGGTCAAGTATCTGCTGCTACATTGAGAGCAACTGCTGATGCACAGATTGATGGTAATCTAAGTTCTACTAATGGTAACATCGTTACTACAAACGGGAAGCTATCTGGTGCAAGTTTGTTCTCAACCGGTCTAGCTGATATCACTGGTGATTTGATTGGTCGTTCTAATGTAACTGCTAATGGATTGTTGACAGTATTAGGTAACTCATCATTAGGGAACGTATCAACTAGCGGTGCATTATCTGTCTCAGGTAATGCAAGCATTGGAAATATTTCTACTACAGGTCTAGCAGTATCAGGTAACGTATCAGGTGGTAACTTAAACATTACCGGCATCTTACGTGCAGGTGACAGTAACATGGCAAACGTTAATGCTACTGGTTCAATGTCAGTCACTGGTACACATACTGCTGGTAACTTAGCTACTGGTGGTGCATTGACTGTAACAGGTAATGCTAACGTAGGTAACGTTGGTACAAGTGGCTTTATTACTGCTGATGGTAACATCACTGGTGCAAATATCAAGACACAAAATGCAACTATCTTTGCTAATGGTACATTCAGTGGATCAGGGATTAGCGTTGGTACAGGTACTATCTCTAGTGGTAACGTTACAATTTCATCTAATGTTTCTTCTGGTAACGTGTTTGCTAACTCAGGTACAATTCAATCTGATTTACTAAGAGGTAATTCTATTACGATTACTAGCAACGTAACCTCAGGTAACATGTATGCTAACTCGGGTATGATTAAAGCTGATGTTGTTTCTGGTAACAGCGCAAACGTTACTGGTAACTTAGAGAGCGGCAACATCAAGACAACAGGTACAGCAAACGTTAGTTCATTGGTTGTAACAACTGGTGCAAACATCACTGGTACAGCAAACATTCAAGGTACGGTTGTTGGTACATTGTTCCAAGGTAACGGTGCAAGTTTAACTAACTTGAACAGCACTGTATTGAGTACAACAATTACTACAACCGCGGCATCTGGAACAGGCTCAGTTGTGACATTAACATATGTGTCACCGGGCTTCATCCCGTTCTATGCAGGGCAATCAATCACAGTTAGTGGAGTAACACCTACAGGATATAACGGTACATTTACTGTTGTAACAGCTTCAACAACACAAGTAACATTTAACCATACAGCTACAGGTGCACAAACAGTAGCGGGTACAGTCACTGGTGGTTCACGTGCATTGTCAGCAACACAAGCAGACAACGCTGCCCAAGCAACAGTGGTAACAGCTTCAAGTCAACCAACAATTACTAGCTTAGGTACATTGACTGGATTGACGTTGAACGGATCAGGTTCAATTTCAGGAGCTGCTAGTATCTCTGGTGGTAACGTAAACGTATCAAGTTATTTCTTACATAGTTTGAGTTCTAGTGTCGCAGCCACAGGTTCAACACAAGGTTCAGCATTCGTCTTAACCAAAGAAGTTAACGTTATTACATCAGCGGCAGCAGGTACAAGTGAAGGTGTTCAACTACCAGTTCCACCGTCAAGCACAAGTTTACAGTTAATTATTATCAATGCTTCTAGTTCTTCTATAAAAGTATATCCTTCATCAGGAGCTCAGATTGATAGTAACGGGTCAAATGCACCTGCAATAGTCGGCGCTGGTGGTAAGTTAGTGTTGTTCTCAACATCAGCATCTCAATGGTATACATTGACAACAATTTACGCATAAGAGGAAAATATGAAAATTACTTTAGAATTATTACAGGCACTATGCCCAAAGACAAAACAATCTGTACTAGTACAGTATGTTGACGCATTAAATGACGTAGCAGAATACTACGACATGTACGACAATCCTCGCAGAGTTGCAGGATTTTTATCACAAGTAGCACATGAATCAGGTGGTTTCAATTTCGTTAAAGAGAATTTGAACTACGGCGCAAAGGGTTTGATGACGACTTTTAAGAAATATTTTCCATCAGAGGAGCTTGCAAAACAATATGAACGAAAACCTGAAAAAATTGCTAACCGTGTTTATGCTAATCGTATGGCTAACGGTGATGAGTCGTCAGGCGACGGATATCGTTTCTGTGGCCGTGGGCTTATTCAATTAACTGGTCGTGCAAACTATACTAAATTTGCACAAGACTTGGGAATCTCAATCGAAGAAACAGTTGCTTATTTGGAAACACCTGCAGGCGCAGTTAGTTCTGCTGGTTGGTTCTGGGATAACAACAACTTAAATCAGTATTGTGATGCAGATGATTTTGTTACATTAACAAAACGTATCAATGGTGGAACTATTGGTTTGGAAGATAGACAACATCACTATCACCTAGCATTGCAATTATTGCAACAACAAGGATAATTATGTCACAGCCAGTATGGACGACTGTTCCCGGTAACTTGGGACTATTTCCTTCAGGGACAAGTTTAAACATTCAACTGACGGCAACACCTGTTGCTCCGTCAAATACAGTTACTTATAAAATTATAAGTGGTAGTCTACCTGAAGGTAATGTAACGTTGTCTACTACTGGTTTAATTTCTGGCTCTCTTAAATCAATAGGGGTTCAACGAGCATATAGCTTTACGGTACGTGTGACTGATGATAACAACAATATCAAAGACGGCACATTTACTATTGATGTTAGTGCTAACACAGTTGTCAAGTTTAAAACTCAACCCGGTAGTATTGCAAACATTGTAGATAGTGAGTATTTCAATTATCAGTTGGATGTAAGTAATCCAGTAGATTCAAATACATTATTGTTTAGAATGTCATCAGGTAGACTACCACCGGGTCTAACGCTATCAATAGACGGTGTAATTTCGGGCTGGCCTACTCCACCTACATTGCCAGACCGTTCACCTACAACAAAAGATTACTCGTTCGGTGTAACTGTTGATAGCGATTTGGGCACAGATAATCTAAACGTTTCAATTACTGTTCGTAACAAACAAGAAACATCTTTATTTGCAAAACGTAATCCTGCAATTTTGAACATGAAGCCGCTAGCGGTGGTTGACCCTGATGATCCTTTTAAAGGGTATTACTTAGACAATAACACTTTGCCAGAAGCATATAGTAATGAAACATTTGCATTTAAAGTTATCGGTCATGACTTTGATAAGGATGCAATCAAATACTCATTTTCAAGATTACCTAATGGTTTGACAGGTGATACTGACACTGGATGGATTTCAGGTACTATAGATATAGGAACAAGCGTTTTTGAAGTATTCACTATTGATGTATTTGTTACTAAAGCTGACAATGTTAATTTCAAAAGCCAGTCTGAACGATTCATACTGCCTGTAAAATCAAAAATCTCACAAGAAATTGTGTGGCAGACTCCATCAGATTTGGGTACATATCACAACGGGACAACGTGTGATTTAAAAATCTCTGCTTCTGCTGGTTCTCCGTTGCATTATAGAGTATCAAAGGGCAGCTTGCCACCTAACATATCTCTTTCAGATTCAGGTGAATTGATTGGTAACTTCCCGTTCCAACCAGAAATTCACATGAAGAAGAAAGGTGAAAAGTCAGTGTTTACGTTTGAAGTGACTGTATCATCTAATACGCACTTCTTGTTAGACGCTACTAGAGAATTTAAATTGACGATTGAACAACGCTTTGAAAAACCTGTAGAAACAATTTATTTCAAAGCTGCACCTAATCTCGACGGTAGAAGAATTATCAATTCTCTTTTGAAGAACAATTCACTGATTCCAACTGAAATACTATATAGACCAACTGATTCAAATTTTGGCAAAGCAACGTCAGTTAGAATCAATCATCAGTATGGTATTGTTGCATCCCCTACATTACAATACTTGGCAGCTATACCTAACAATCACTACAAACAAAAATTTACTTTTGGTGATATCAAAACTGCGGTTGCAAGAGATAGTAACGGTGAAGTAATATACGAAGTTGTCTATAGTCAACTAATCGATCCAGCAGTAAATGAAAATGGTGTAAGTATACCTATGAATATTGCTTGGCCTCAAGACATTGGGTTAAGATATGGTGATTGGTATGATAGTCGCACAGATAAGTTTACTTCTAGTGAGTTAGCACATACTAGTTTTTCACCTGGCTACGTTAAATTATTGAGCCCAGTGAGTTTAGAAAACATGCGAAAAGAGATTGAAAGTAATATGGAATATGATTACGACCAATCACTATTGCCTAAGTGGATGACTTCACAGCAGCTTGATGGAAATACACTAGGCTTAACATCAGCATGGGTAATCTGTCATACACTGCCTGGCTATTCAGAAACAGTCAAGAATAAAATCAATTCAGACTGGGGACATTACCTAAGTGAGATTGACTTTGAGATTGACAGATTCATTGTTGACAGAAAAATGACGTTTAACTGGAACACACATCTAGTCAGACCAAATTGGGGTAACTTACCTAGCGCATATCCCATCCCTGCACAGACAGACAAGTATGATTCATTTGTCTTGTTTAACAGAGAAACAATTATACCAAAGACGTAAGTTATAAATACGTAACGGAAAAACATATGAGTAATATTAACACATCATCAATCAACATCACTTACCCAACACCGGGCGTGAATAATAGTACGCAGGGTTTTAGAGATAACTTCTCTAATATCAAACTTGCCTTAGATACTACCAAAACAGAATTGAACGACCTTCAATCTAAAGTAGTTCTCAAGTCAGCACTAACTGGTACTACTATAAACAATGACATGGCTAATACAATCATTAGCAACTGTGTTACTAAAACATTTAGAGCAAGTACATATGATTTGGGTTCGAATCTAACAGGTCAGATTGTTATCGACACTACCAAAGGTGATGTACAGTATGGTACTATTACTGATGACGTTCAATTTGACTTTAGTAAATGGGCTCCTGCTGGAACAGAAGCACAAGTTAAGCTAAAGTTAAAGATTGAAGCACCTACAGCTAACATTATGTTCCCTAATACTAAAATCAGTGGTACAACTGGTTTGGTTAAAGAAGGTCCTACTAATAGTGTTCGTATCTTAGAAAACTACGCATCTAACAACTACCCTCATATCCCACAAGACAACGCAGATTTCTTGTGTACTAACGGCGTAACTGTACCTTACGGCGTGACCGAATTGAACTATACAATCACTACAACTGATTGCGGAACAACAATCGATGTAGAGCCTACCAACAGAGGAACAACAGCTTCAACTATTGAAGTTCGTTCGGGTATGACTGCAACCGGAGTACAAGGTGATACTGCTGGTCACGTTTGTACAGATGGTAACTACATTTATGTGTGCGTGGGTTCATATGATGGAACGACTCCTATCTGGAAACGTTCTGCCCTTTCAACTTTTTAATCAATAGCATGAAGATACATTAAATATCTTCATGCAACATCCTTTCATATCAGATTTATCCGACAAATCGTTAGAAGAACTGCAATCAACTATTACTGATTTGCAGGGCAAACTCAACTTTGCATTTAGAATGGGCAACTCAGCTATGATAAGTCAATTACGCATGGTAATTGAGAGTTATCAAACTGAATCAGCTAAACGCTTAGACGAGTTATACAAAAAGCAGAACCTCAAAAGTTCTGTCAACGTTTCTAAAGGATAATCATGTCAGCAAGAATCCAACGCAGTTTCGATTTACTAGCCTGTGTCCAGTTTAACCCTGAGTTCTTTGTCAATTACTATGAATTCGACATTACATTTAATGTGGGAACTGAGTCCATCGAAGAACAAAACGTAGCACTAGAAAGAATCAAGTGTTACCTTGAAGTCTATTTGCAAAACAGTGTCTTTGTTCAAGATGCTGATACCACCGCAATCGAGCGTTTAATGACTGCTGGACTTAAGGTGTGCGTTCTTCCAGAAGAACCATATGACCAAATCGTGGGCATCATGCTTTTGCAAAAACTCAACGCTATCACTGAAGGTAGATTAGTCGCTACTGACATATCAATTACAAGTCACATGAGCGATGGGGTAACATGCTTCTATGCGATTGAAGAAAACAATGGACCTTTTGCATTGAAAGGTTGGTGGGATGATTCATCACCCACAATCAATGGTCTAAAGCCAAAGAACAAGAAAGTAGTTAAACTATCAAAGCCAGTTAATGATTGGGCTGAATTTAACTTAGAGTGGGAAGATGTACCCAAAACACAGACCACAAGTGAGATTGTAATTGTGTCCTTCGACAAAACGGACAAATAACTCTTGCACTTTCTAGTTGAATCTGTTACACTGTCGTAATGAATACCGATAGTTATAGCAGACAAATTCTCACAGAGAATGACCTCTGTGAGATTTACCTTAAAGACCCGGAAGCAGTTGTAAAATTTGCAACGGTCGATAAGGGTATTATATTCTCAGACTATCTTGAGATTGAAAACATACCAGAATTGAATGTCATTGAACCTTTAACTATGTCAGTTGAAGATTATGACATGATGAATCAAAACAACTGGTACATTCCCGAATCATACAAAACATTTGACATTGCTAAGTGGTTGCTTGAGCAATGTAAAGAAGATTACGAACTACAAAGAGTGGGCGAAGAACTCTTGTTGTTCCAAGAACGAGATTTATTCCCATTGTTATGTTATTGTAAGTATCTAGTTGATACGATGCGTAAACATAACGTAGTATGGGGAGTAGGTCGAGGAAGTAGTGTAGCGAGTTACGTATTGTATCTGATAGGGGTACACCGTATAAATAGCTTACATTACGACTTGTCGATTGACGAGTTTTTAAAATAGGAGTAAAATATGACAATCCAAAGAACAGCACAAGGTAAGATGGTTGATATGGCATCATTGGCTGCAAAGAATGAAAAAGTTCGTGCAGTTGGTAATATGAACGTGAATGCACGTGGTGACGTACTTGATAACCAAAACAACATTGTAAATAATAATACCAATCGTGTTAAGTCACAGTATCGCAATACTGTTGCACCTCAAAAGCCAGCATCACAGGCACCTGACACTGTTGCCCCAGCCAAAGCAGCTACAATCTTGCCAGACGAGCCAAAAGTCGTACCAGATGAACCTGTCGAATTGACTAAAGAAGAACAAGAATTGTTCGATGACGAGGATGAAGCACGTGAGTAAGTTAGCATTCGAGCCACATCGCTTTAATAAAGAACAGTTTAAACCCATTAGGGATTATGTGTTCGTGTCGGATATGCTTACAGACGAACGCATCACTAAAGCTGGCATTATCATCCCAAACGATAACAGAACTAACGCAGGTATCAGACCACGTTGGTGTAAAGTGTACAAAATGGGTCCTGAATTCACTAACGAAGTTAAAGAAGGTGAATGGATTCTAGTTAGTCACGGTCGTTGGTCACGCGGTATCGAGATTGAAGATGAAGAGGGTAAAAAGACGTTGCGTAGAGTAGACACAAATGATATACTCTTAGTATCAGATTCACCAATGGAAGATGAAACTTTCTCAACTAAGGTATTTTAATGAAATGGTTTTTTAAATGGTTGCGTAATGGTCTAGAATCACTAGACAACAACCGAAGCGAAGAAAAAGAATGGCTAGAAAAGTATAGAGCTAGCCCTGGTTTGGCTATAGGCAATGTTAAAGTAAAACAAGCTAGAGCCAGTCAGATAGCAGCAGGCACTCGTGACGACACAGTTAACCTAAATGCATCTGCAATGCACTTTAGAATTTACCCAGCAACTGGTGGTTACATTGTAGAATATCAATACTATGATGAAAAGAACGATAGAAACCATCAAGCATTACATCTTATCCCAAGTGAACTTGACATGGGAACAGAATTGAGTAAAATCTTAACTTTAGAGGCATTGAAACGATGAAAAACAATTTGTGGGTAGAGAAGTATCGCCCTAACTCAGTAACCGACTATGTGTTCGTTGATGAACGTCAAAAAGAACAGGTAGATGGTTGGATTAAACAACAAGAAATCCCTCACTTGTTGTTATCAGGTGATCCGGGTACTGGTAAAACAACACTAGCTAAAGTGTTGATTCACGAATTGAAGGTTGATGACTATGATGTGTTAGAGATTAACGCATCACGTGAGAACTCAGTAGATACAGTCCGTGACAAAATCAGTGGCTTTGTTCAAACAATGCCCTTCGGTAAGTTCAAAATCGTTTTATTAGACGAGGCTGACTATCTATCACCCGCAGGTCAGGCAGCATTGCGTAATGATATGGAAGCATATTCCATGACAGCACGTTTCATTTTGACTTGTAACTATGAGCATCGTGTTATCCCAGCATTGCGTGAGTCACGTTGCCATAAGTTTCACATTGCTAAGCCAGATAAAGAACAATATACTCTACGTGCAGCCACAGTATTAGTATCTGAGGGTGTTGAGTTTGACTTGGATGTGTTAGACACATACGTAGGTGCTTGTTATCCTGACTTGCGTAAGTGCTTGAATCAATTACAAGTAAATAGTAGTACGGGCAAGTTATTAGCACCACAAAGTCAAGGTTCAAGTGAAGATGATTTGTTGACTGACGCAACACAGTTGTTTAAAACTGGTAAAGTCACAGAAGGTCGTCAGCAACTATTGCAATATTTGAGTTTGTATCCAAGTCGTATTGAGGACATCTATCGTTGGATGTACAACAACTTAGACTTGTGGGGTAAAACTAGTGAACAGAAAGATGCAAGTATCATTATCATTCGTAATGGTCTAGCAAATCTTGGTTTAGTGGGTATCCCTGAGATTAACTTGGCAGCTACACTAATCGAATTAACAGGACAATAAATGAGATATCTAATTATTACTTACGTTGGCAGACCAAACGGACAAATTGATGAACAACTTCAAATGTCAAATCGTTTGCGTGATTCAGACATTCAAACAGCGAATGTCATTATGGACTTCAAAGAAGCAAAGATTGTCAAGTGCTCTATTAAGGGAACAACATTGACTAATGAATGGGATAAGTTGAGAAACTATTACCATGAAGTGTATAGTGATGTGATTGAGAAACTAGAAGCAGAAAATACTCCTGCTCTATAATAACAAAAGGGGATGGCAAATCCCCTTTTTAGCCTTTAAAATACCTTAAGAATATAATTTTAAGACATGTTCGATGATTCTATGTCGTTGAACATCTTTTAGTTCAAAGTGGCATAGTTGCAACCCTGGAATCACCCCCTTCCCCAATCGATTTTGTAAGTCTAGTAGCCCATTGTCGGCTGTTTTTCTATCGGCTTGTTCAATGTCGCCAGTAATTACAATCTTACTACCGACTCCGATTCTAGTCATAATCATTTTGAGTTGACCAGGTGTTGCATTTTGTGCTTCATCAAGTATAACGTAGCTATGTTTAAAGTTTCGACCTCGACAGAATGCTAGGGGTGCAATTTCGACTATCTGTTCTTCTAGCATGTGGGCGATTTCCGCTGCTGTATAATACTCTCTTAATACATCAAGCAAAGGTCTTGTCCAAGGTTCCATCTTCTGATTTAGGTCACCTGGTAAGAAACCATGCTTTTCATCTTCGACCCCTACTGCTGGGCGTGTTAGAATAATACGGTCTACTTCACCTGCTTTTAGAGCCTTGATGGCTGCTAACATAGCAAGATAAGTCTTACCTGTACCTGCAGGACCACCGACAACAACAATATCTGTGTTCTCGTTAAGAAGTGCGAGGATGTATTTTTCTTGGTTAACCGTCTTTGGAACTAGCACGATAGGCTTTCTATCATGCTTGATTCTTGCTTGGTCGAAATTGATAGTTTTTGATTCTTTTGTGTAGTAAGTCTGTGTGTCGTGTTTTTTACTATGTGAGTATCTAGTATCTTGTTCCTGTTGACGCAAAGCGCCTGTCTTTCTTTTGCTCAAAGTGTTCTCCTCTGTAGAGCGTGTACTTGCCGAGTACAAGTTTATTTAAAGGCTATCAACAACTGAATAATAGCGTACTTTTAACACACATATTCCTGATAAATATTAGGCTAACCCCGAACATTCTTACTTTGCTCAAAGTCATTCAACGAATGATAAATACTAAACTATGAGCAATCCTTCAGACGAATTTTTCAAAAACATCGACTACCCAAGTATCATTGATACTATCAAAGGGGTATACACCAGCGACGGTTCAATGAGTACTTTACTCGACTTTGAACGTGTATTAGACGAAGCTGATTTGTACGCATTCCAAAACTGGGAAATCGGTGAATTAGTATCTGGTCCAAACATCAAACGATACACAGTCGATTGTATCTTTATGTATCCATTCAAATTGATGCCTAACCCAAAGGGTGCAAAGCGTCTATTAACAGTTGGTTGCAACGTTAAGTTCAAAAAGACAACCATGAAAGTCCCAGTAAAAATTCAATCTGCTGACGACTATAAGCCAGGTACTCACTATCCTAAACTAGTTGACCGTGACGTTTGGTTAGTTATGATTGAGATGCCAAAAGAATTGATGAACGATATTCGTGAAGGATCAATCGAACTAGCAGGTAAAGACGTTGACTTGGAAGAACTAGATTCAGCATACGATGACGATTTAGATAAACAAGAAGGTGAAGACGAAGAAGAACAAGACCAAGCTATGGATCAGGGCATGGGTCAAATGCCACCTGACATGGGAATGGGCGGCATGGGTCAGATGCCTCAAGGCGGAGGTATGATGTAATGACTAAGATTCTAAATGAAGGATTCGATTACTTAGACCTCAAGGGTCAAATCACACCAGAATTGTCAGTTGATGAATATAAAGCACAAATGGGTAGTGATGATGAAATTATTACTTGCTCTTTTACAGTTAAAGGGCATCAACAAGCAGAAGACTTAGTTGATTGGTTAGAAAAAGGTTACGACTGGATTCTAGACTCAGAAGTAAGTTCAGGTGAAATTACATCAGGTAAATATCTTGTGTTCGTTGAGATGAACCGTAGAACAAAAGCACCTGAGCGTATTGTTTTAATGCTCGAAGATTTAGAAACATTAACTGGTATGATGTTAGAAGAATGGGCTGTTATCATCAAAGGTGAAAAGTATCACGCAAATGTCGAGGAACTGAAATCAGTACTCGTTCTAAGCCCACAACAATATAGAGAATTAAACGATATGGAAGTAGGTGAAGATTCACCTGAAGACGAAGAAGAACAAGAAGTTGAACAACCAGATTCAACTGACCAAGAATTAAGCGAAATGCGTGACGCTGCTGGCATCCCTCACAAGCCAAAGGCAGCAAAACCAGACGCATTATTAAGAGACTTTTTAGCAAAGGCAGGATTATAAAATGGCAACATTACTAGCAAGAAAATCAGGAACACAAGATAACGCTATCGCAACGGATGACGAACATCACGAAGCATTGGCAAGTGACCCTGCAGTTTCATCATTCCCACAGGGTAGCACATTCGGAGGTTCAAGTGCATTCTCAACAACAACACCCGGCTTCGGCGCACCAGCGTCAAGCACAACAAGCAATTTCGGATCTGGATCATCAACTGGAGGTTTTGGAAATCAACCGTCAAGCGGCGGCTTTGGCTCTCCAGTCTCAGGCGCACCAGCAGCGTCCAATTTCGGATCAAATTCGTCTATTCAAGGAGCAGGATCAATGACACAACCAAACCAAGCAGAACTATTAAAATCAGGTGGCGGTGCTATGAGCGAAGGTGGTGAATCTACTGTAGCTTTAGATAAAGACGCACAAGATTGGATCAACAAAAAATGGCGTCCAGTTATGGGTTGGGTGTACATGATGACATGTACTGCTGACTTTGTTGTGTTCCCAGTATTATGGTCATTGTTACAAGCATTGACACACGGTAACGTTACAAGTCAATGGCAACCATTAACATTGCAAGGTGCAGGTTTGTATCACATTGCAATGGGTGCTGTTCTAGGTATCGCCGCATACGGTCGTACAAAAGAAAAAATTGAGGGTGCGGCAAAATAAATATTGACACTTAGCACCTAACGTGCTATACTCAATATTATGACCGACCATTATCAAACTCTGGGGGTAGCCAAAAACGCTACCCCTGACGAAATCAAAAAAGCATATCGCAGATTGGCAGCTATTCATCACCCGGACAAGGGTGGTGATACTGCTGAATTTCAAAAGGTACAAGCTGCCTACGAAACACTATCTGACCCCCAAAAGAAACAAGAATACGATAACCCAAATCCGTTTGGACAAAATGGACCCGGTGGCTTCCACTTTAATTTCGGAGGACCCGGTGGCTTCCACTTTGAACAACATGGATTTGATATCCATGATTTGTTTGGTGGAATGTTTGGTGGTAGACCGCAATCAGGTAGACCTCAACAACCTAGCTATCGAACACAAGTTTGGGTAACACTTGAGCAAGTGTTAACAGGTGAAGAGTTAACATTGCAATTACAATCTGGTTCAACTCCCACTACTGTTAAGATTAAAACTCCGCAAGGAATCGATAATGGGCAAACTATGAGATTTGATAACCTTATCAAAGATAGTATCCTCATTATTGAATTTAGAATTAAACCCCACCATAGATTTGAACGAAATGGTGCAGACTTATTCTCTGTCCAAGAAGTTAGTATTCTAGATTTGATTGTAGGTGGCTCATTCAAGTTCACTACACTTTCGGGTAAAGAACTTGATGTTACTGTTAAACCGTACACACAACCTGGTTCCCAAATGCGTATTCCAGGCGAAGGGTTACCAATGACTTTGGGTAACGGTGACCAATATATCTTGATTAAAGCAGTGGTTCCTGCTACAATCGATTCTAGTATCATTGATGCTATTAACAAATCCAAATAAGAGGAATAAAACGTGCATTCACCAGAAATTGAAGCAATCATTGAGCAAGCAATCAACAATGCAAAAGAACGTAGCCACGAGTATTGCACAGTTGAACATTTATTGTTAGCTCTAATCAGTCACACTCCATTCAAGAAATGTCTTGAGGGGTTCGGTGCAGATATGGATACTATGACTAAAGAAGTATCTCATTATCTAGATGGACTTCATGCTATCAAAGCAAAAGAAGGTACAGAAGCAAATACTCGCAAAACGAATGCACTTGAACGTGTAATGAACCGTTCAGTAACTCAAGTATTGTTCACTGGTCGTAAAACAGTTACAACTATCGACTTGTATTTGAGTATCGCACACGAAACAAACAGCCATGCTCACTATTTCTTGTTGAAGTATGGTATCACTAAATCTGAATTCATCCCTCACTGGCAAAAGACTTACAAAGGTGCAGAAGTCACTGGTAAGTTGACAGAAGAACAAGCCAATGAAATCTTGGAAGAATACACAATCAACTTGACAAACATGGCTCGTGATAACAAACTTGAGCCAATGATTGGTCGTAGTAAAGAAGTTGACGACATTGTTAACGTTTTGGCTAAACGATTCAAATCAAATGTGTTGATGGTGGGCGATCCAGGTGTCGGTAAGACTGCTATTGTTGAAGGTATCGCACAGAAACTTGTTACAGGTGATATCCCTGAGTTCTTAGTGGGCTATGAATTGTACTCACTTGAAGTTTCTAGCTTAGTAGCGGGTAGTAAGTATCGCGGTGACTTTGAAGAAAAGGTCAAAGCAGTTATTGATGCCCTAAATGCTAAGAAGAAAGCTATCTTGTTCATTGACGAAGCGCACACAATGAAGGGTGCAGGCTCTGCGAACAACACAGGTCCAGACTTCGCTAACATGATTAAGCCTGCTATCACAAAAGGCACATTGAAAGTTATCGCAAGCACAACATTCGAAGAATTCTATGAATCATTCGAGAAGGATCGTGCGTTGATGCGTAGATTCTACAAAGTTGCAGTTGATGAACCAAGTCAAGAATCTACAGTTCGTATTCTTAAGGGCTTGAGTTCTCGTTTGAATGACTTCCATGAAGTTGAAATTACAGACGAAGCTATTGAAGCGGCAGTTGAAAGCTCAACTCGTTACATGCACGACCGTAAGAACCCAGATAAGTCAATCGACTTGCTCGATGGCGCGGCAGCTCGTCAAAAGGTTCTAGGTAATAAGGGTGCAATCATCAGCAAAGATATGATTTTCGAACAAGTCGAACGTATCTCAGGTGTTCCGGCTGACAAACTCAAAGACGACAACTATGACCGTATCCAAGCATTGGAAACAAACGTCAAAGACAAGTTGTTTGGTCAAGAATCAGTTGTTGACCAAGTGCTAGACCGTATCTATGTGTCTTATGCAGGTATCGGTACTCAAACTAAGCCAATGGCAAGTTTCTTGTTCTTGGGCCCAACTGGTACAGGTAAGACTGAATTGGCTCGTTTGCTATCTAAGAACTTAGATATGCCCCTTGTCAAATACGACATGAGTGAATACGGTGAGAAGCACACAGTTTCTAGCTTGATTGGTCCTCCTCCAGGTTATGTTGGCTTCGGTGAAGGCTCACTAGGTGGTGGTCGTTTGATTACTGACTTGAGCAAGAACCCTCATTCAATCTTATTGTTTGACGAAGTTGAAAAAGCTCACCCAGATGTGTTCAACATCTTCTTGCAGTTGCTTGATGAAGGTAAAGTTACAGGTTCAAACGGTAAAGAAGTTAACGCTAAAAACTGTATCATTATCTTGACTAGTAACTTGGGTTCTGCTGACAGTGAACGAAGCATGATTGGTTTCGGTTCACAAGAACGTACCGGTGAAGACGACAAAGCATTGAAAGAGTTCTTTAAACCAGAATTCAGAAACCGTCTTGACTTGGTCTGTAAGTTCAGCAAACTTGAACCTCTTGCAATCAAGAAGATTGTGGTTAAGTTCACTAATGATTTGAAGAAGTCATTGATGGATACACATGACATTACGTTGAACTTGTCAGAGCCAGCAATCGATTTGCTTGCAGAAAAGGGTTACGACAGCAAGATGGGCGCACGTCCTCTAGCACGTAAGATTGATGAAATGATTCGGGTACCTCTTTCTAAGAAAATCTTGTTTGAAAGAATCAAATCTAGTACAATCAACGTTCACGTAGGATTGAATGACGAATTTATTTTCGATGTTCAACAAAAACTAACAGCGGAAGTAGGCGAAGATGGGATTATTAAAGTCAGCGAGTAACGTTCAAGGTGTAGACCTTATCGATTATCGGGACCAGCTATACTATAACAAATACGAATATCGTGCACGGGTATCTGTGGAAGGTTTGCGTAGGGGTTATTACTGGACACCTGAAGAATTCGAGCATCGTTACAACACCGGAAAACTATGGGGCAAGCCAGGAAAAGAAGAGGCAGCGGTCATCAAAGCAAACATGCTAGATATCAAAACATGTTTGCAATTTAGAGAAGACCATAAGAAGGACAAGACAGTTACAGTTCGACTGGAAGGTAACACTATGGCAGTCTTTCATAACAACTTGGATTTCTTACATAAAAACTTTGACGGTATCGTAGGAGCTACAGTAGACTACACCCAAGTTGAAACTTCTGGTTTTGCTGGTATCAAGACTTTTGTAAATGAACCTAAACACAAATATCGTGTTTATTTCAGAAGCAAACGAGTACCTGATACTTTCAGGGAAAGTGTTTCTAAGATTTTAGAAGCTAACAAGAACTTACGAGCCGGACCAGCATTCAAAGAATGGTTGAAAGATAAAAATCCTACAGGCTGGCGTTCTTGGTATCGCAACAATCTAAGTTCCAACTATTTCATCGATTACAACGAGGAAAGCTATCTAAGTTACTTTGCGTTAGTTCACGGAGACTTCTTAGGTAAGAAGTACAAATTAGAGAAACGAGCCGATACTGTGTAAACATGATAAATACTCTATCATTATAGGGTATTTACCATGGCAAAGATTATCGAAGATGTATTAGTCATCAAATTCAGCAAAATCGTCAAAGACAGCGAAACCGAAGTTTCTGGTATCGCTGGTCACGATGTTCAACAAGCATTAGAACAAGTCGCTCAGGAATTAGTAGGCGATGCAGTCGTTGTAGAAGTGGTAAAAGCATAATGGCACAAGCAACTACATTAATTCTAATGCCCCAAGTGTCATACAATGACCAAAGAGTTGTAGGGTACACAGTTAACGGTGAAAAACAACAGGCTGCTAGTTATTATTTCGGCAACAAAGACCTGCAGACGTTAACGTGGACTCTCGTTGCATTCACTGGTCTTGTATCAATTCAGGCATCATTAGCAGAAGATCCAACAGATGATGATTGGTTCACTGCTTACACCATTCCAGGCAATAATCTATCTCAAACAAGTTATCACAACTTGCAAGGTAATTTTGTATGGTTGCGTGTTAAGATTACTGGCTTCCAACAAGGTGTTGTACAATCTATTAAAGTGAGTTACTAATGAGTTATATTGTTGAAGGTGGAAACATTTGGGATGACGTTGCTACTAACTTTGACCCAACTAAAGTAGGCAAGCCACTAACTCAAACTACGCAAAAATATCTCAACGAATTGGGCGTGGGAGTAAACACTGTTGGTAGTTGCTATAAGCCACGCTTTGATAAAGAAGGCAATGTTGTACCTAGCAATGACTTAGACGCAATGTTAGATTTGAATGTCTTGGCACATGCGTTTGGCACAAGTGATGGCAAGACAACTAGAAAAGCATTAAACGACTATCTAGCAAAACAAGGATTGAAAACATATCAATCAGGTGTTACAGTTCATGCTAGAGTTCCAATGGGAGGTCAATTCTATCAAGTAGACTTGAAAGTTGTACCTAATGCAGCCAAAGTTGCTCAGTTTCATAGACATGATATTCCACAAGGCTCTCAATACAAAGGCGTTAACAAGCAATTAGTAATGAGCGCATTAGCAACAAGTCAAGGTATGCTTTGGTCAGCAGACGAAGGCTTATATGCTAGAGATGAAACTGGTAAGAAAGCACAGTTACTATCAGACGACTGGGACCAAATCGCAGAGTATCTATTAGGTCAAGGCGCAACTGGTAGAGACTTGGGTTCAGTTGAATCTATCTTATCAAAAGTCCCAGAACAAAAGAGAGAAGAAATCATGGCAACAGCACGTGCAGGTCGTAGTTGGCAATCAGCTACACCGGGTGTTAATGAGTGGTTTAAAAATACATTGGTTATGTTAAAATGAAATTCTCAGATATCCTAAACGAAGCAGCAGCACCCACAGTAGGTCGTAAGTATCAACACATTGAAGACTTAGTGTTGTCTAACGGCAGTCATGGTGCATTACACGCAGTTGAACGTATGCGTTATATGACAGATAACTATGATTCAATCGAATTAAAGTGGGATGGAATGCCTGTTGTCTATTGGGGTAGAGATGAAAAGGGAATCTTTAGAATGATTCCAAAGAATGCGTGGGCATATCTATCACGCGGTGCAACTCAAACTAAATCAGGTGCACCTACACTACCTAATGGTCCTGAAGATGTTGTTAAGTTCATCTTGGGCACAGGTGGTGGAGCAGATGAAGGTAGAGTAGCGTTTGCTAATAACGTAGCAAAGTTATGGCCATTGTTCGAACAAGTAAGTCCTCAAAAGGGTTTCTTAGAAGGTGGTATTTTGTTCTATCCGGGTACTAAGCCAGATGGTACAAGTGCAATGCCACAATTAAACCCACGTACAAACACATACGACTTTAAACCTAACATCACTGCATTTCATGTACCAGTTGATAGCAAGTTAGGTAAAAAAATTAGTAAAGCAAAGATGATGGTAGCCGCTACTGGATTCTTTGATAAGTTGGGTAGCAGTGATGAAAGTAGATTAGCAAACACAGGTAAGTTGTCTACACCAACTGTTATCGTTCAAGGTACTACATACGTTGAAGAAATGCCAGGGGTAAATACAACTGGATTAGATAAGTTACAGAAATTCATTCAAGCAAACGCACAAGCGATTGATAACTATCTAGCACCTAAGAAGGGTGTTAGTAATCCAGGTGGAGAGTTATATACATACTTGAATAAGAATCTAAGAACTAAAGGTTTATTGAAGAACTTCCCTGCTTGGGCTCAGGCAAATTTAAGCCCCCAGAAAGCAGAAGTTTTGTTAAGCGATGCAAATGGATTGAAAGCAACACTAGGTGCAGTCGAAGCAATCTCTAATGAAAAGATGCAAATCATCAAGTCATTGAGTTTAGGATTGCACGGTGGCATCATGCAGACTAATCCAGAAGGATATGTACAGGCTCATCCTGAAATTAACTTTCAGAATGACTTACCTGGTCAATTTTTAAAACTGATTGACCAAATGAATTGGAAACCTAATAAATTATGAAACGCACAGGTAATAGTAAAATAGCAGTAGTAGGTTGGGGAAGAGGCATGGGTCACACTGGACACATGTATCTTGCTGATGCTGTCATAACACAAGCTAAAGACATGAAAGCTGATCCTTACTTTTTTGTAAGTAAGACAGTTGGTAAAGATGACCCTTTGTTACCTGAAGAAAAACTTTCAATCTATCAAACAGTTTTCCCTCAACAGAAGAATATCTTTACAGCAGAAGGTAACTTGAATCAAGCATTGCAAGAGTTAGCAAAGTTAGGTTATCAAGGTGTTGTGTTAGTTGTTGGTGCGGATCAAAAAGAATCATTCAAGTACTTAGAGAAGCCAAACAAAGAAGGTGTCCCAGTCTATCAAAGTTTTGGATTCAGTAAATTAAAAGTAATCTCAAGACAAGAAACACGTAGCCAATTTAGAGGTGAAGAAGGTCCTCGTGCTACACCAATGCGTCAAGTTCTTTTAGACCCAAATGCATCTGACGAACAAAAATATGAAGTATGGCGCAGAGATATGCCATCAGCATTAAGTGATGAACAAGTAATGAATTTTATGAATAAAGCTGCAAGTCGTTTAACTGCACCAAAGGCAACTAAGGCTGCAAATTTAGATGAAAACCGAATCATGGATCGTGACGCTAGAATCAATGCGTATTATGTTTCTAAGAGAGGCGACAGACATAGAGTTGCCGAGAACATTCCTTATTATCTATTAGACAAGTTAGTTCCATTACTAACTAAGAAGTATGCTATCACTATGAATGACATTGAAGTTCGTCCAGCAGATAAGAATCAATATCGTAGAACTCATCAACCTGAGTTAGCTGAAGGTGTTCAATGTACTCCGAATGAAGTAGCAGAACTATTATATAATGCTAAGCCAGAAATCTTTACAAAATTCGGAGACGAATTTGTTATGGATGCTATCGCACAAGCATGTGAACAACATCAAGGTTCAGCACAAGAAGTTGCTGGTAAAGTAGTTGAAATCTTAAAGCAAGGTATCA